CGTTTAAGAAGCGCTGGTATTGATAGGGATGTTTGGCAATATAAAGGAGGATGGTATACAAATCCGAATACAAAAGTACATACACCAAGCTGTCGACATACATGGTTTCAAATTTTAATAGAGAAATAATATGGCACATTTAATATCTACAACAAACTTAAAAGCACTAAGCTACATTACTTCAAACGTTGATGATTTACTATTATCTACTTTAATCACACGTGTACAAGATACGGTCCTTGAAAGCATTTTAGGTAGTCAATTATTTAATCGATTATTAGCAGGTGTTGATGCGAATGATCTAAACGCAAACGAAACTGATTTATTAGACAACTATATAGCACCTTGTTTGGTTTCGGCTGTAGAAAGAAGGTCGATTGATATGACAACTTTGGAACTTAGACAAATTGGGTTAAGCAAAGTTAGTTCAGAAGGTGTAATCAATGCAAGTGAAAATGAAATGAATAGAGTAGATAATTCATTGAATAAGGATTATAATTTTTATCGTGAGAGATTAATTAGATTCTTAAAATTGAATTATACACTTTATCCTGAATATACATCATACTACGATTACTTATATCCATGTACTGACTTAAACCAAATCAATCCTGACAGAGGGTCTTCAGATGTTAATATTACATTCGCATGATAACAAGTATAAACCAACTTAACGCAGAATTAGAAGCTATTCAAGAGGCACATTACCAATTGAACGATTACTATTTTGGTGAGTTCAATTTAGCACTTCAGAAACGTGATTTGTTATATCCTGTAATGATTTGCGACTACAACACCGCTACGCTAAACGCTAACTTGTCAAGTGTACAGATGTTTATCACGATTGCTGACAAAGTTTACAAGGACAATTCAAATCTTATTGAAACTAAATCTGATACACTTCAGATATGTAGAGACCTATTTAACATAATAAAAAAATCACAAAGATGGGGTGCAATAGGTAGAGTAACACAAGGTAGTGTTAATGCTTTCGTTGAAAAGGGAAAAGATGAGGTTGCAGGTCATGTTATGAACATAACTATCGACTTGTTAGATAGCAACGGCATTTGTAATTTACCTATGAATGGTTATGACTTTGGCGGTGGTATTTCAGTAGGTTGCGACCCTGTTTTAATCGTAAATAGTAACGGAACTTATTCGCAAAGCGTTGCAAGTGGATCTACTTTTACACTTCCTAACATGGATTTTAACGTAAATGTTAACGATGTTTATAAAGAATTAGTAACTTTAATAACCTTAGATAATTAAACGATGGCAAACGAGATTAATATATACGTAAACAAGACCGATTTAGGTTTAAATAATGTAGACAATACAAGTGATTTAAACAAACCAATTTCAACGGCTACGCAAACGGCTTTAAATGGTAAAGAAGATGTTGTAAACAAAGAAAATACAACCTTAGATTCAAGTACAACTAAGTACCCAACAAATAATTTGGTTAAAACGAACATTGATTTAAAGGAAAATAAGACAACACCTCAAAATCCTAACAATGCATTTGCGTTTAATGGTCGAAATTACCACGCTACAACGGGTATAGGTGGCGCATTAGCACCATTAACAGGTAATATAACGCTATATGCTGGTAGTAACTACGTAGGTACTACTTCATATATGCTACATAATGATAGCGTTGAGCCTACATTTTCAAGTGAATTTGAACGTCAAGCGGATAGTTTACCATATGTAACGGGTATCGATAACGTAATTATAGCGACTTGTGTTAATCAAAATCCGTATAAGATATCTTATCGAATTGAGAGAGCTGGTACAAACATATATAGTACTTTCTTAACTACTTCATTAAAGGGTGCTATCAATGGATTAGCTGAATTAGATGGAAGTGGAAAGGTGCCAAGCGGTCAATTACCAAGTTACGTAGACGATGTTGTTGAGGTTGCTGATTTCGCTTCATTACCTGTAACAGGTGAAAGTGGTAAGATTTACATAACCTTAGATAATAACCTTACATTTAGATGGAGCGGTTCGGCTTACGTTGAAATTTCAGCAAGTTTAGCATTAGGTGAGCTAAGTACAACAGCTTATAGAGGGGATAGAGGTAAAACCGCATACGATCACTCACAATTAACAAGTGGTAACCCTCACAATGTTACTAAGTCAGATGTAGGGCTTTCCAATGTTGCGAATAGTGATACAACAACAACTGCTAACATAACTGATAGTTCAAATAAACGATTCGTTACGGATGCGCAATTAACGGCAATCGACAATTCAGCGACTAAAAACGTTGTGTTAGATAGAAAAACAGCTTCATATACATTAGTAGCTGGTGATAACAACAAATTAATTGAAATGAACGTTGCAACAGCTAATAACATAACTATTAACAACTCTATTTTCAGTGCTGGTAATCAGATTTTAGTTTCACAATATGGAGCAGGTCAAGTTACATTTGTAGCAGGAAGTGGTGTTACATTACGTAGTGCAAGTGGGAAGTTGAAATTAACAGGGCAGTATTCGATGGCAACTATTGTAGCGATTTCAGCGAGTGAATTTTACATAGCAGGAGATTTAACAGCGTAAAATATGTGGACAGCAAGAACAGGAGTATTAGCAAGTAGTGGTGGTGTGATTTACGATACGGATGCATTAGCATTTATTACAGCGGCTAATATTACAGATACTACACAGAAAAATGCGGTTAATAAATTAGTTGTTGATTTGAAAGCGTATAGCCTATGGGCTAAAATGAAGGCTATTTATCCATTTTTGGGCGGTACAGCTTCAAGCCATAGATTTAATCTTAAAGCACCTACTACTAATGCTTCAGATTTTTACGGAACATTTGTAGGAGGTGGAACTCATAGTTCGACAGGTTATTTACCAAATGGTTCTACGGGTTATATGAACACCAATTTAACCCCATCAACTTCGCTAAGTCAAAATAGTACACACGTTTCTTATTACTCAAGAACTAACAATATATTAGGTGGTGTTGATGTAGGTACAAGAAATGCAACAGCAACACTAACAGGTATATTAAACGACACCGATTCAAAGATATACTTTAGGATAAACAGAAGCGCAGGTACAGCTAACTCTATAATGGCTATTGCTGATTCTCGTTTATTTTATATTCTAAATAGAACCTCATCGACTCAAGAGTTGTTGTTCACTAATGCAACTAAGAATACTTTTTCTGCTAACTCATCTGGACTATCAACATTTCCTATATTTTTAGGTGCATTGAATGATTCAGGAGTAGCGAAATTCTTCGGGTCAAAAGAGTGTGCATTTGCTTCGATAGGTGATGGACTAACCGATACGGATGCAAGCAATCTATACACAGCTGTTCAAGCATTTAATACAACTTTATCACGTAACGTATAATTATTATGAATGTATATAGACTAACAACAGAGCAACGCAACCAATTAGTAGGGCAAACTTACGATGGTGTGCAATTTTTTAACACTGATGCAATTGATGCAGAAGGTAACTATTATATAGGAATACAAGAATACAACCAATTAACACTTGTTAGAGCAAGTGTAATAGGTGTTATTAATTGGTGGTTTACTTTACCTTTGATTCCTTATAATCCTGTAATTTTAGATCATGGAATATAACATAGTAGAAGTAGTGATAGCTGGTGGTGTGGCTGTTATAACTTTTTTTCTTAAAGACTTGTTTAATCGTTTTAAAGAGTTAGAAGAAAAGGTTGACCACTCAATATCTAAGTATCAAACAGAGTTCGGCAAGATGGTTGGTAGAGTATCGCAAATTGATACTAAGGCAACAGGAGAATTGAAAAGATTAGAGGGAATGATTGATATACATTTCAAAAATCAAAGCGACAAACTAGAGGAACTTCAACGAATGATTGAACGTATAACTGAAAGAAGATGACAATAAAACAAAGATAATCCTTATATTTGTATGTGGATAGATTAGAGGTAATTGGCTAATCGAAAAGTGAAGCGTTTACACCTTCCACATTCATTTTAAACGCACAATTTAAACGTAAAAAAAACATGGTTGAAGTATGGAAAGATGTTCCTAATTATGAAGGAATATATCAAGTTAGTAATTTAGGAAGGGTTAAATCACTATCAAGAATAAAATTGAATTGTGGTAAATATCCATTTACAACAAAAGAAATAATTTTAAAACAAGGTCTTGACTTAAAAGGATATCCTTTAGTTGTGTTAACTAAAGATAACAAACGAAAAACAAGGTCAATTCATCAATTAGTTGCAGAAGCATTTTTAAATCATAAACCTTGTGGTTATGAATTAGTAATTGACCATATAAACGATAACCCATTAGATAATAGAATAGAAAATTTACAAGTAGTTACCCAAAGATTTAATACGCATAAAACTCAAGGGAAATATACAAGTAAGTATAAAGGTGTTCATTGGGATAAAAGAGCAAAAAAATGGAAAACTTCTATTGTGATAAATGGAAAAACAAAACATTTAGGTAGATTTGTAAATGAATACGATGCGTATATTGTGTATCAAAATAAATTAAAAGAAATAATATGAATATTAAAGAACGTTTTTTTAGTCCTACACCTCCGTTTTGGAAACGCATCCAAACAATAGGATTATCACTTGCTGGAATAAGCACAGTAATTTTAACCGCTCCTGTTAGTTTACCAATAGGAATAGTTACATTTGCAGGGTATTTAGCGACAGCAGGAGGTGTTGTCGGAGTTATTTCACAATTAGCAGTAAAAGATGGTAACAACTAAGCAATTAACAGAAAAATATGGTACACCTAACGAATCAGGGTACGGATATTTAACACCTATTAATTTACCTTATCCTATGCGTTTAGCGTGGAGCAAGTCTTACAAAGTAAAAAGAATGATGTGCCATAAACTTGTTGCTGATAAGTTTTTAGCGGTGTTTAATGACTTGTTGTCCCATTATGGATATGATAAGATAGTTGAGTTAGGAATAGATATTTTTGGGGGTTGTTTCTCGTTTCGCAAAATGCGAGGCGGATCTGATTGGAGTAGACATTCATGGGGTGTGGCTATTGATTTAGACCCTGAAAGAAATCTATTAAAAGAAACTTCTAAAACAGCACGATTTGCACGTGATGAATATAAACCAATGATTGATATTTTTTACAAACATGGTTTTGTTTCGTTAGGTCGTGAGAAAAATTACGATTGGATGCACTTTGAGGTAAAAGAATGACTATATTTGTAACGCATAACGATTAATTTTGATTTCTCATTAATAGCGGTAATTAATTTTATCGCTATTTTTGTTTCATGAAATTACAAGAATTAGAATTAGCGTTATTAGGTATTAAAGAATACAAGCACTTAAATTTTTCGTTTGGATTAGTCGTAGATCCAAAATCATTTATAGAAAATCACTTATCATTTCTTAAATGCAATCCTGGAAATCGCAGATATTTGCCTTATTATAATCGGTTATTAGAATTTTACACTAAAAATAAATAGTTGTTAATTAGCATGTTATAAATAATAATGAAAATAATATTACATTTATTTGCATTTATGTAATTTAATTATGTATATTTGTAAGACAAAAAAAAACGATATGACTTACACAGCAAAACAAATTGAACAAGCAAAAAGAAATTACACTTTCTTTTTAAAATTCAAAACTATTGAAGACGAAAATCCTCAATATGTTGGTTATTCTGTGGCTGAACAAAGAGCTTCTTACCACAACAACATAGTATCTGCAATCAATGCTGGGAATAAAGAGTTGGAAAAAGAGTGGAAATTATTCTTCTTAAATGAAGAAGTAAAAAAAGATAAGAAAAACGCTGAAAGCAAAGCAAAATTAACAGCTAATAAAGATGCTTCATCTGACATCTTAGCACCAATTAAATCTTTAAAAAAAATAGGTGAATTTGGAAAATGGTTAAATGATTCTAAGAATGAATTTCGTAAAGAACATTTCTCAAAAAAATATACAACAGCTTCAGTAGAAGCTTTTTTAAAAACAATCTAAAAAAAAACAAATGAAAATTACGGCAAACAAATCTGAAAGAACATACACATTACGTGTAGATGGTAATAAGTACCGCACAATAAGAATGAGCAAAAAAGAATTTGATAGTGCTTATTATTGGACGGAAAACGATTGGAGACAATTTTTAAAAACAGATGAATATTTTAAAATAAAATAATATGATAGAAATAGTATTTGGATTGGCATTTTGGAAACTTGGTAAATTGATTGATAAGCAAGTTGAAAAAGTACAAAAAGAGAAGGCAAGAAAGAAACGTAACGCTGAGTTGTTTAGAGATGACAGACCACGCTACGAACATTACGAATTTCAATATAATAAACGATGGATTTAAGAGAGTATTTTAGTAAAGATGTACCTAACACATACGAATGGGTACAAATGAAGCGTATAGCGATAAAAAAGCTATTAGCAACAGGGTTAGGATTAGTTGAGATAAGCGAGATTATTAACTTATCACATAAGAATACATGGAGAGCTTCGAGAATGTTTGTTGATAAGCACCTTGTGAATGATTTTAATAATAGAGTAATTAATAAGCAGTACCCAAAACGAAAAGGTAATAGGACAATATGGGAAAATTAAAAGGGGCTTGGACAAGGTTACGACTAAGCAAAGAAGAATTAGAAGAGATTGCGTTAATGATTGAACTAAATACACCAGCTTACGAAATTGCACTCGAATATGATATTAGTTTAGAGTATCTAAGAAGAATAAAAAAACAATTGATTAAGCAAGTATTAGGTTTTAAAGATGAAGCATACGCAACAGAATCAGAAATGTTAGAAGGATTTAAATGTACCTACGACGAATTAAGTGAGATAGAAAAAAATATGTACGACTTATGCACGAAAAAAAAGAGATAATAATAGCTATTAATTACGTTTTAATGCACTTAGACGAGTTAAAATCACAAGCTATTGAAGAGATAACAACGATTGGTGAACTATATTATAAGATGAAGTATGAAAAAATGCTTTAAATGTAAAAGAAAATACCCGTTGTTCATGTATCATATAAACAACTCAACATATCAGCGACCAGCAGATAAAGGAGTATGTATAGAGTGCAGAGTGTGTGGCTACAAGAGAGCCTTAGAGAATAAAGGATGGTTGCAGAGAATAGATGGGAAGTTTACCTTTATAAATGCGACAAGAAAAGAAATATTATTAAATTTTTGGTGGAAAAAATGAAAGCGAAAACAAAACAAGACCTAACACCTGTACAAATGGATACGTTAAACACTATCTTTCAGACGTGTATATTAATGCAGATTAGTTTACACAAGTTAGAAAATGTATCTGATAGCGTTATATTCGTAAGGCAAAACAAACAGCAACTAACTAAAACTTTAAAATGGTTGGAATCAATTGTTGAGACGTTGACCTTACAATTAGATGTAAACGAGAGCGAGGAATACGTAGCCTTAGTTAGTCAATTAGAAAAATTAAGTAACGAAATAAAATTGAGCAATGAATAAAGTAATAATAATATTAGCAACAGCATTGAGCCTATTAAGTTGCGAGAAAGAGGAGGTATCAAAAGTTCCACTGGCGAAAAATTGTGATTGTTATAGGATAGTGAAAATAGTTGAGTATTCAGTGATAGGTACATCTGAAAATCCACAAACAACAAATCATGCGACTATTTATACAATTAACGATTGTACTAATTGGAATGAATGGTATGAGTGGAAAAGTGTTGGGCGTAAATATCCTCAAAATATAGGTGACTGCTACAATAATTAAAATAACGATTTATACTTAGTTAATAAAAAACTCCTAATTTAGCGTTGGGAGTTTTTTTTTGTTACAAACAATTTTAAATTGTTAAGTTAATTGAGTATGGTAGAACACAAAGATAGGATTATAGAACTAAGTAAAAGCGGTTTAAATCAAACACAGGTTGCTAAGACAATTTGCAACGAAAATAGCATACAATTTTCAGATATAAAACGTAGGCAAGTAGCTAAGATCATAAAGAGAGCCAAAAACAAAGGCATATTTGACGAGTGCGAAGCAGTAGGAATAGACCCTGAAAAAGTAAAGCACTATTGGTATAAGGGCAAAAACTATTCTATAAATGTAAAAGGGGAAATAGATTCCTTCAAGTATGAAGATTTCAAGGAGGACTTTATCTCATCCGTAAAAGATTTAAAGCCTAACTTTATACAGATAGTGCGAGACCATTCAGATAATGAAGCACACTGCCTTCTAATAGATCCAGCCGATTGCCACGTGAACAAGCTATGCTCTGCATTTGAAACAGGTCAGGAATACACCTCACAAATTGCGGTGCAAAGGGTTAAAGAAGGTGTTGCAAGTATAATAAAGAAATCGGAAGGATTCAATATAGATAAGATTATCCTAATCGTTGGTAACGATATTCTAAACACTGATAACACTAAGGGTCAGACAACTAAGGGGACACAGCAGTCGACACATTTACTTTGGTTCGATGCCTTCTTGATGGCTAAACAGCTATACATTGATATAATTAGTACTTTGGTATCTATCGCAGATTTAGAAGTTGTTTATAACGTTTCTAACCATGATGAAATGAGTGGATTTTTTTTAATGGATAGTATCTATTCATGGTACAACGAACATCCTAACATCACGTTTAATCGTTCCCCATCACATCGTAAGTACACAACGTATGGAAAAAACCTCATCGGTACTACGCATGGTGACGGAGCGAAACAGAATGATTTACCTTTACTTATGTGCCACGAAGCAAGTCAACATTGGCACGATTGCAAGCACCGCTATTGGTTTACACACCATGTTCACCATAAAACAAGTAAAGACATAATGAGCGTACAGATTGAAAGTTTACGTTCACCAAGCCCAGCCGATTCATGGCATCATAAAAGTGGTTATCAACACTCACCATTAGCGATTGAAGGATTTTTGTTTCATAAAGAATTTGGTCAGGTTGCCAGGCTTACGTGTTTGTTTAGTACATTAGCTTTTATATTGTCAATTTTTTTTTTAAGTTATGAGTAAAGAAATAATAATTGGAGTTTACAAAATAACTTCACCATCTAATAGAGTTTATGTAGGTCAGTCTATTGATATACTTCATAGGTTTAAAACATATAAAAGAATGTATTCTAAGAATGAAAAACAAACTAAATTACATCGTTCTTTTTTAAAATATGGAGTTATAAATCATACTTTTGAAATACTTGAAGTATGTAAAGAATATGAATTAAATATTAAAGAAAGATATTATCAAGATTTATATAATGTTTTAGAAAATGGTTTGAATTGTAACCTTACAAAAACAAATGATAAAAGCGGTAAGGTTTGTAAAGAAACGTTAATTAAAATGTCTGAAGTATCTAAAGGAAATCAAAACTGGAAAGGAAAAACACATACAGAAGAATCAAAAGAAAAAATAAGGCAGTCAAAAATAGGTATGAAATATTCAGATGAAGTAAACAAAAGAAAAGGAAGAAAAGGAAGACCATATTCAGGAAGAATATTATATTCAAAAGAACACCCATCAAGTAAACGTATATGTCAGTATAGTATAGATGGAGAATTTATACGAGAATGGGATAGTCTTGGCGATATAAAAAGAGAATTAGGTTTGAATGTAACAAATATTAGTTCGTGTTGTAATGGAAAGTTAAAAAGTAGCAATAAATTTATTTGGAAACACGCATAATTATGGCAAAAGTAATATTAGAATTTGATCCTATAGAGGACCAAGACAGCATTAACTACGCTCTCCATGGGTGGAAGTATGCATTGGTAATAGATGAATTAGACCAATACTATCGAGGTATATACAAGTACTCAGATGTAGGTGCAGAAATTGAACATGCAGAACAAGTACGAAATAAAATTAGAGAAATAATGCAAGAAAATGGGTTGATGATGGAGTGAAGTGTGAAGTGTAAAGTTACTTCACACTAAATATTATAAATGAAAAATAAAAAAAAATAAAAATTAAAAAATTGCACACTTTACACTTTACACCTTCAAACCCTTATAAACATTGAAAAGTTAGTGTAAAGTTACTTTACACTACTTTACACTACTTCACACTAAAAACAATATATTATTTAGAATGAAAATAAATTAAGATTATTTAATATTAGTAAAGTATATTTTATTATTTTTGTAAACGTATTGGTCAAGAATACATGGAGAAATTAGCATTGCCCCTGCATTTTCATAACTTGACCTTATGATTTTGCAGGGGTTTTTTATTAACGTAAAATTAGTGAAATGATTTTATTGAGAACAGATGGCAGTGGGTCATTCTATAATGATGAAAGACTAAGGGTAGTCGAAAAATATCTAAAGTATATTTATAGTGAAAAATTAACAGATACTATAATGAAAATACATGACCATAAAGGTTGTTTAAATGTTTATTGGTTAATAAGACCATCTAAACAGGATGTATTTTATATTGAAAGTATTTGGAATGCGTGTTGTGAGTATGAAGTGAATCACTTTTTAACTAAATTTAATGAGTTCGATCCTTTATTAAGTAATTATGAAATTAAAAATATAGATTTATGATTACTAAAGACTATTTAAAGAAGCTTTCGTCGATAGGGTATAGTATTATTCCTTGTGATGAAGAAAAAGTTCCAATAGGTAAGTGGAAAATTTATCAAGAAAAAAACAGAACGAGTGATGAAATAGAACTTTTAAATTGTGCTAAATACGGACTTGTAACAGGTTTTAATGACTTAGAAGTAATAGATATAGACCTAAAAGTTTTAGGCACTGTTACTGAAAAAAAAGAGTGGTGGGATGAATACCTTTCTTTTCTTTGTGATAACATAGAAGACTTCATGGATAAGGTGGTAATATCTAAAACACAAAAAGGTGGTTATCATATTCTTTACAAATCTAAAGAGATAGCAGGAAATACCAAAATAGCTAAGCTTCAAGGTATGACTGAAGCTATTATTGAAACAAGAGGTGTTGGTGGCTTTGTTGTTATTTACGATAACTTTCTTACTAAAAAAGAATACCATCAAATAGATTATATTAGTAAAGAAGAAAGAGATGTTATATGGAGTATATCCAAAACGTATGATTATAAAAACCCTATTACAGCAGAGGTTAAAATTACAAATGAATTTGTAGGAAGTGATGTTACACCATGGGAAGATTACAATGAAAAGCATTCGTGTATTGATTTAATTAGCTCAGATTTCACTATAGTAAAAAACACGACTAAAAGCTATGTAATTAAAAGACATGGAGCAGGAAGCCCACATTCAGGATATATTTTTAAAGATACAGGTTGTATGTTTTTGTTTTCTACAGGAACAATATACCCTAATGAAACTTTGTTGAACCCATTTACAATGTATGCATATAAAAATCATATGGGTGATTTTAATAAAGCAGCAAAAGAATTGTATTTAGAAGGTTATGGTACAAGACAAATCAAAAAAATTGAGATTGTAAAAAATGAACCTATAATAAGATCCAGCTTTCCTATCGAAATATTTCCTTTAGAAATACAGCATTTTATAACTGAAAGTTCTAATACATTAGGTTTATCAATTGACTATATGGGTTGTTCTTTTATGTGGATGTTATCTTTAATTGTAGGTAACACTATGGTTATGGAGGTTAAGTCTGGTTGGAGAGAATCTGCAACATTATGGATTGCTTTAGTTGGTAAACCAGGTATAGGTAAAACACCATCTATTCAGCAAATGATTTCTCCATTAAGAACTTTGAACGTAAAAGAACAAAAGGAATATCAAAGGCAATACCAAAAGTGGATGGAGTATGAAGCTAAAGATAAAAAGGAAAAAGAAAGAAGTGAAGAAATAAAAAAACCACGCAATAAGCAATTTATAGTGGGTGATATTACACTTGAAGCATTAGTTGATTTACATGAGGAAAACCCTAATGCAATTGGTATTTTTAAAGATGAGTTAGCAGGATGGTTTAAAGATATGAACAAATATAGAGCAGGTTCAGATTTAGAGTTTTGGTTATCTTCATGGAATGGTTCGCCTATTTCATTAAATAGAAAGACCACAAAAAATGCATTTGTAGACAAACCATTTATTCCTGTTATTGGTGGTATTCAACCAAGTATCTTCGAGGAATTTAGTAATGGAGCTAATAAAGACAATGGTTTTGTAGATAGGATTCTTATAAGTTATCCTGACTTAAAAGTTAATAAATACAACAATAATTATATTAGTGCTGAAGCTTTATTATGGTATAATGATTTTGTAGTTAATATGCGAAGTGTAATAAATTCTAAGTTTTTAAAGTTTGATGAGAATGATGAAATTGTACCATCAATTGTAAGGTTTAATGAAGAAAGCGAAAAAGAGTGGATAAGAATACATGATAAAATAACATGTATTCAAAACTCTGATGATGAAAATGAGTACATGAAAAGTATGTTACCTAAACAAAAATCATATATTCCAAGGTTCGCATTATTATTAAACACATTGTGGAGCTTTAATGATACAGATTATCCATATCAACAAGTAAAAAAAGAATCGATTTTAAGAGCTGAAAAATTATCTGAATACTTTGTTAATATGGCTAAATTAGTAAAACAGGATGCAAGAGAAAAAACAGATTTAAAAAATATTTCTAAAGATAAAAACAACGTTTTCGACAAGTTTAAGGCAATGTACGAAGCAGATACTGAATTGAACAAAAGTGTAGTAGCTGAAATGTTAGATGTATCAAGAAGGACTGTTTATGACTGGGTTAAAAAATTACAGAAATGAAAACGTTAAGGGATTACCAAGTAGTATTGTCTAAACAAGCAGTTGAGATACTACGTGAAAAGAAAATAGTGTATCTTAACTTTAGTGTTCGTACAGGCAAGACTGCAACAGCTTTAGAAACGTGCAGATTATTTGGTGCAAAAAGAGTTCTATTCATCACTAAAAAGAAAGCAATTGGATCAATTCAGAGTGATTATAATGATTTTGGATATACATTTAACTTAAGTATTATCAATAACGAATCATTATCAAAGATAGTAGGTAATGATTTTGATGTAATTATACAAGATGAAGCGCACGGAATGGGTGCGTTTCCGAAGCCTAGCAATAAAATTAAAGAATTCAAGGCGCGTTTCTCAAACATCCCATTAATATTACTTAGTGGCACAATGGCAAGTGAATCTTATTCGCAAGTTTACCACCAATTTAATTTAAGCGCACATAGTCCTTTTATCGTGTATAAGAACTTTTATGGTTGGGCTAAGGTTTTTACTAATCCAAAGGTAAAATATGTTAGCTATGGCACTATAAATGATTATTCAGATGCCAAGATTGAAATGATTGACAAAGTAATACAACCTTACATTTTAAAGTTCACGCAAGAAGATGCAGGATTTGAAAGTAAGGTAAACGAAAAAGTAATATATTTTGATAGTTGCAATAAAAAAGTAATAGATAAGTTACGTAAAGATTTAGTTATTGAAGGCAAAACGGAAACAATCTTAGCTGATACAGGAGTTAAAATGATGTGTAAAATCCACCAATTAGAAAGTGGTACGATTAAGTTTGAAAGTGGTAATAGCATGATATTGGATAAGTCTAAAGCATTATTTATACGTGATTACTTCAAAGGTAAAAAGTTAGCGATATTCTATTATTACATTGAAGAGATGGCACTACTTAAAGAAACTTTTCCTAATCATACAACGGATATAGACGAATTTAATGCTACGGATAAACATTATATTGGTCAACAATATTCAAGCGCAATGGGAATTAATCTAAGTTCAGCAGATTGTTTAGTGTTTTACAATTTTGGGTTTTCAGGAACAAATTATTTACAATCTATTGACCGATTGACTACAATGACAAGGAAAGAAAATGATGTTTACTTTGTGTATGGTAAAGGATCATTAACCGAAAAGATACACAACGTAGTAAAGCAAAAGAAAACGTTTACATTAAAACAATTCGAGAGATGTTAGAGAGTAAAATTCAAGCAAGTTGCATAAATTACGCTAAAAAATTAGGATGGATATGTTGCAAAAACATTAAGTGTTCAATCAATGGGATGCCAGATCTATCTATGTTTAGAAATGGTGAAACAATTTTTGTTGAATTTAAAACAGAAACAGGGAAACAATCAGAACTTCAAAAATACGTTGAGAAACAATTAGTTGAGCAAGGTTTTAAGTACTATCTTATACGTTCACTAAAAGAATTTCAAATAATATTTCAATAATTTATTACAATTATATTGCATATATGTAATTATGTTGTATATTTGTCAAAGAAATCAATTAAATAATTAATTATGCCAACATCAACAACAACACTCTACTTGGACGGAATCGCGTTTGAAGTAGAATTCGATTGGAGTGAGTACGAAGCTGAAACGTATTATACACCTGAAGCAGGTGGATTTGAATGTATCAACAAAGTAATACACCAAGGAGAAGATATAATCGACTTCTTATCCAGCACGACTATCGAACAATTAGAAACAAAAATTATAGACCATGACTGATAAAATAGACTTAGTGGAAAAACTTGTCGACACATTACTAAGAAGTAATAACGAGTTTATAGAATGTAACGAACTTGACTACCCTGTTGAGATGTATCTTAAAGGGAAGTTAGAAATGTTAGAAATGATTAAACAACATATACAAACGATAAATGGAAAATAAAACACACTTCAAAAAGTTACGTAATCCAAGCTACATTGGATCATACGAACTAATGGTTGGTAATGGGTCAGTAGAACTAAACGTAACCATAGAGAGAGCCACAAAGGAAATGGTTCAAAACGGAGACAAAAAAGAAGAAGCAATGGTAATATATCTTAAAGGACATAAACCAATGATTGTAAACTCAACAAATGCAAAGAATATCTCTAAGGCATTAAATTCACCTTACATTGAGGATTGGGTAGGTAAAGAAATAACACTATACGTGGCAAAGATTAAAGCATTTGGTGAACACGTAGATGCGTTGAGAGTTAAGACAATTACAAGCATTAAACAATTGCCAAAGTTAGAGCCAAACACACCTAACTTTGATGCTGTAAAGACAGCATTAAGTAGTGGTAAGTTTACAATCGAACAAGTAAAATCAAAGTACCAAGTAAGTGATGAGGTACAAAAATTATTACAAAATGGAAAATAAGATATACAGACACAGAGCCTCTCAAGGGGGGTTATTATTAACAGCAGGTAAAGACGCTTTAGGATTAGGAACAAGTTTAACAACATACCTAAAGAAATGGTATGCTGAAGAGAAGAGCGGTGTAAAAGAAGATATACATTCAAAGTATTTCGAGAAAGGTATTAACTGCGAACAGGAAGCGATTGATATTTGTGCAGAACGATTTGGATTAGGGATGCTCGAAAAGAACCAAGTACATTTTAATGATGAGCATTTTCAAGGTACACCTGATGTTATTACCGATGAGTATGTAATAGATACTAAGTGTTCATGGGATTACGCGACATTCTTAGATGCTATCACAAGTCCAATCAATAAAGACTACGAAGCACAATTACAAGTGTATATGCACTTATTAGGATTAAAAAAAGCAAGGTTAGTGTATGTGTTGCTTGATACACCTGAGTTTGTTAATTATGGTAAAGAAGTTATCTTTTCGCATATGCCAATTGAAGAACGATTCTTTTCATTCGATATTGATTACGATGCAGAACTAATTGAGAAGATGCAGAAGAAAGTAGACAACTGCAAAAAATTTATAAGTGAGTACGATTCAAAAATTAAATCTTTATTAAAATGACACCAAAAGAAAAAGCAGAATTTTTAGTTGAAGCATTCGAGTATAACAACACATCTGATGCTGAACGTAGAGCAGTTGAATTCGCAAAGCAACACGTAGTATGGTTGATGGAATACATCAAAGAAGATGAAGTGATTGACTACTATTTAGAAGTAATCGAAGAGATAAATAAATATAGAGATATATGAAGATACTAATATTCATGGTTGCCACGTGGTATGGTGGCAACTTTCACGGGAATATTACCAAGTCAGGAGAGGTGTTCAACAAGAACAAATACACTTGTGCAAGTAACATTCATAAGTTAGGTACAAAACTAAAAGTAACTAACATTGAAAATAACAAATCTGTAATAGTTAAAGTAAATGACACAGGCAAACTAAAAGCGAATAGTATAGACTTATCAGAAGGTGCGTTTAAAAAGATTGCAGAGTTAGATAAAGGAGTAATTAAAATCAAAGTTCAAAAAGTAAAATAAAATGGAAGAAACAATCAAAGAAAAACTTCAAAGACAAATTGAAGAAATGAAAGCAGAGTTAACAGGCAACCTATTCGATGACATGGAACTACACAACCAAATCTATGAATTGAAAAAATTAATCAATCCTGAAATAGTTAATAATCCTCAAACAGATTTAGACGAATGCGAAGCGTGTGGGTCATAAGTAACAGCTTATTAAAGCAAAATAGTAATCAATTATATTCAGAAATGAAAACAGATAAAATAGTAGAACAAGTACTTGCCAAGTACAAACAACGTAGCGAAGTAGGTATTAAGAAGTACGGAACTACACTACAAGAAAACAACAACGATAACTTCCTTAAGCACCTACAGGAAGAGTTAATGGATGCAAGTCTGTACGTTGAAAAGTTAATGAGTCAACAAAAAGAAAATAAAGAATCATTTGTAAGTGTATTTAGTAAAGTGATAGAATTTAACGAAGCATTTAAAATAAAGTTTAAAGATGAACCTTTATTTAATATAGAGGATAAGTTGTTAAGATTTAAATTGATGCAAGAAGAAAATACAGAGTACTTAGAAGCTAAAAACATAATTGATGTAGCAGATGCATTGGGAGACCAATTATATATATTAGTTGGCACAATATTAAAACATGGATTACAGCACGTTATTTTAGATGTGTTCAACGAAATACATGAAAGCAATATGAGTAAACTTGAATATGGTAAACCTGTTATGAGAGAGGATGGTAAGATATTAAAAGGAGAAAATTATTTTAAACCAAACTTAGCTAAATTTTTATAAATTTGCACAATGAGAATAAAACCAATACCACTCAAAGAACTACGCTACATAAGGCATAGAATGAGAGCAAAGAAGTGTATGTTTAGAACGTACAACAACCGATTAAAGAATTTTATTAATAACGATAACAACTAAAAACAATGGCAACAATTATCAACCTATCAATTGACCTAACTAAAATAGATAAATCTAAATTAGTAGATGGCAAATATCTTAACACACAAATATTTGTGAATGATGAGACAAAGTTCAACAACAACGTATCAATGGCATATAGCCAAACGAAGGATGAACGCGAAGCAAAAGCTAAAAAAGAGTACATAGCAAATGGTAAGGTCGTTTGGACGTCAGGGACTATATCAGTAGCAGAAAAACAAGAACAGGAAGTTAAGCAAGAAAGTAGTGATGATTTACCTTTTTAATTAGTATATTTGTAAAGGGTAGTCGGCTTATCGTAGCGTTGCCCTTTTTAAATTTCAAACGATGACAAATCAAATAATAATATATTCATTCGTAGTAATACTATTACACCAAGAACTAAACATAGGTTACTATATTAGAAAGGCAACAGGTCAACGAATAAGCAAACCAATTAAGGTATTAGATTGCTTACCTTGTTTTTCATTTTGGATTACACTAATCGGTACAATATTAACAACAAACAACTACTATATACCAATGGTGGTTTTTTTAATTTTTAAAATATATGATGCTATCAAATCAAGTTTTTAAGACCTTGTATGAGGTTAAAGACATAATCATTGAGCGTAAAGCCAAGACTACAAACGAAGAATACTTAAAGCTAAACGAAGTATATGCAGAAATAACAGGTAAACCAATAAATAAAGGTTGCGATGCGTGTATGGGTACAGCTTACCAAATCCTTAATAATTGGATTGACAAGTTTTTTGAAGTACAACGAATGCTTTATAAGACCGAACAAGTTGTTAAGAAAACGAGAGTAAGAAAACCAAAAGCGTAATGAAATCTGACGAATTTATATTGCTATTAGAACAAAGAGCCGATATGTATATTAGCGAATGTTTATCTAATACAAAAGAAGTTGTTTCAGGAAGTGGCAAAGTAATAGAAGTTAGAGATAGGCATATACCTACAATAGATTATTTCCTTACAATATGGCTACCATTACTCAAAATGGATACGATTGCAAGGAAGACTTATTACGAATGGATGAAGTCGGATAATGAGTTAAAAAGTAACACTATTAAAAAAATAGATA